GGCGCATCCGAAAGGATGTGCCCCAAGCTCAAAACGTTTTCAACAATTTGACGGTCTCGAACCCATCGAAGCCGAGAGATTCGCCATATTGGTTGAAGACGCCCGCCTGAGCTTTGGACTTTAAGCTTTTGGAGTAAGCTTGAAGACCTCCACGAGAGTAGTTTAAACCCTTACCCTCAAGGTCGTAGACGTAGCGGACAAACTCTTTGAAACACGGATGATGCTTACAGTTCTCCAATATCATAATCGTCCGTAATGAGAAGAAGTCGCTACCTGTCAATCCCATCTTCTCAAAGTCTGTCCATCTTTCGAGATACTTGATCCGATTCATGGCTCGTGCTATCGAGTAGATACCACGTGCAACCCCATCAGTTGCATAATCCAACGAAAAGTATCTCTGTAAATAAAAGGCGGAACGTGGATAAACCCTGGCTTTCCCAGTGTTTAGGGTCAGACCAGCATCATCGAAATTTCTTTCGATCAAGTCACGCTCACTTGACTTTATCGCGTATATACCGTCATCACCTTGGATTTGACACCGAGTTGGATACTGTCCAGATACGTTGAACTGAACTAAACTATCCACGGAATTAGTCCAAGTAGATCCTGAAGGTACACCGTGAGTCCCGGATACTTCGCCATCAGGACATAGTGCAGGAATAGTAAGAAAACGACTACAAAGACTTTCCAAATCACCGATGTATGCATTTTGGAACCTCATTGCGATGTGTGAGAATGCCTGAATGATATGCTCAGGACGTACAGAAGCGTCGTAAGCTGTGAAGTCAACTCCGTAGATCATATCGTAGTCGTCACTTCTCAGCAGGTCAGTTACAGCTTTGTCAACTGCATCCGGCCCAGACAACGCAGCTCTCCACGTTAACAACTTCTCCTTAGCAAGCCAAGGTTGGAAGAAACGTGTCTCTTCGAGAGTATCAGACATGGGATAACCCCACACATTTCTCGTCTTCTTCTGCTCTTGCGTACGCGTGAAGATTACACACGGATAGATGTTATGGTCATACCAAACATCCTGAGGAGACTCCGATTTCAGTACATGACCCTTGCGGCGCATGTATGGCAAACCCGAGTTACTGTCAGAAATGAGATACTTCGACGCATTCGAAATATCTAAGGGACGAAGAGCTCCTCCCTCATTCCTGAAGTCGAACTTCACCTCAGCTTCATCATGTGCAAAGTAAGCGTAGAACGAAGATTTCCTCTCCTTCCAAGGAACAGCGATGCTCCTAGGTCCAAACTTAGAGAAGTTCTCGTTCTCGATCTCCATGATGTCATCATTAAGATCAGACATCCGCGACTCTAGAATCTGATTCACATCAGTTTCTAAATCGCTGTCGGACTTTTCCTCAAGATATGGAGTCATGAGTACTTTGTCCGAACCTTCAGTCAAGCGTTGATTGTTGACGGAAACGCTGTTTAAGGCATGATTCTCTAGGGTTTCGAGAATCTTAGGGTTTGCGTCGACTTTCATAATGATGACCTCATTTTGAAAGGTTGAGTTTATCCATGTAAATA